TAATTTGTTTTTATGTTCTAAATCTTTTACTTCATTAATTCTTTCTTCATATACATCTCTTTGAGATTCTAATGTTGTTTGTCTTTTGAACACACCCATCATCCCATCATTAGTATTACCCATTTTAGATTTCAGACCAGTCATTTGAGTTTGTAACCCATCCAACTCTTCTTTAATCTTTTTATTAGCTACAATCTGCTCTTCGTTTTTATAATACTCATCAATGTTAGATGTATTCTTTTCAATATCACCTTCTATTTTATGAATTTGTAAATCACAAGCTGAGATTTGGGAATTGATATTGAATATATCTTTATCTACTTTGTTGTGCTTTTCTTTTAAATCATTTAGAGTTTTTAGTTTATCTTCAAATGGTAATAGTTCATTTATTTCTAAATTTAATTGAGCAGATTCAGTTGTATGTTCTTCTATCGTATCTTTTATTTTTTCAATAGCTTCTATGACTTCTTCTTTCGAAGTTAAAATACTTTTAGAGTTATCCATACAAATTTCACAATCCGGATTATATTTGTGTAAATCCAAATGTGCTTTTTTATCCACTAATGATTGATATTTTATTTCTAACTTCTCAATTTCATTCTTAGCTGTTCTATGTTGTTCTTTAAATGTATTTAATTTATTAATACCTTCTTTGATATCAGTTTCATTTAATCCATTCAACAAACCCGATAATTGCACTTCCAATGGAATTAACTTTTCCAATCTTTCGTTTAATTCCGATTTTGTAGATTCTTGCTTTTGTAAATTATTTTCTAATTTAGTTTTGTTAGATTCTAATTGGGTAATATCATAATCAAAACTACCGGTATTAATTATTTGAGATTTTAACTCAATAATCGATTCATTAAGATCTTCTTCCACTTTATTTAGAGATTGTATCTCTTCATTGAATTGCTCATATTGAGTTCTACATTCATCTAATTCGGTTTCTATATCTGCAAGCTTTTGAGGGAAATCATCTGATTTAAATTTCTTAACTAATGTTGCAGTTTCTCTATTATCATCAGCTGCTATTTGATATAACTTATCAAAGATATCAACTCCAATCAATTGAGATAGAACTTCTTTTCTTTCTGATTGGGATTTATCAATGAATAGGGCGTTGTTACCTTGTAATGATAATGTTGTTAAAATGAAATCTTCAAAATTACCTAAATACTTTTCAATGTTTTTATTCGTATCTCTACGTTGCTCACCATTTAGGGATTCCTCTACACCATCAACAATTCTCCAAAAATTAACATCAACCTTAACTGATGTTTGTGTTTTGTTTAACTTACCAATTCTTTCAATAAAATATGATATACCATCTATTTCAAATTCAAACTTACAATGGAAGTTTTCCTTTTGGTTATTTAGAATATTTTTAGATGATGAGGTTCTTGATGTTTTATCAAATATACAAAAAGATAGAATATCAAATAGAGATGATTTACCACTAGCATTTGGGGCGAATATACCAACTATACCTTTAGCGTTATCAAACTTAACAACACTATCAGTTCCGTATGAAAACATATTTGAGAATTCCAATTTCTTTGGTATCCATAATATGTTATCCATCTTATCGGTATTATCTACTTTCTGATTTGTTAATTTATTGATTTCGGTAATAGCATCTAAATGGTCTTGCTCTAACAAATACCTTCTATCCAAATAATCACCAATCAAATGATTTTGGAATGTTTCATCTTTAACGTTACCAACTATGTTTCCATTAAGTCCATTATTAGACCTCAACCTAGCCATAGTATCAACTCTACTTACAGTTACTTCAGTTGTTTTGAATATCCTACTCAATTCCGTAATACAAGCCTTGGTAGTGGTTGCATCGGTTTCATTAAAGCGTAATCTTAAGCGTGGATTCTTTGGAAGTTTGGTATCCAATTCATCATATACCCATTGTGGTATATTACCTTTGTATATATCAATAGTTAGATAACCATAATCATTCTTAATATCAAACTCTTCAAATGTTTTCTTTTCAACATCCCACAATAGATACCCATGTCCTTCTAATAATTCTCCGTGGTTTTGTTGAACTAATGAACCTGCGTAAACTACAATAGGTTGGTTGCTAGATGGATTGTATGTTTGTAATACTTGTCTTTTGTGAATATCCCCCATCAATACCATATCAAATCCAACAAACATATCTGTTGTGAATGAATTCGATGATACTACATATCCAACATCAGTTTGTGATTTGTTTACAGGTCCGTGAAAAAGACAGATTTTATTTTCACCTTCAATTTCTTCACCTTTGGGCCAATTCTCCTTTTTATCCAATATGGAATAAACAACAAAAGTAAGATTGTGGATGTTATAGATGCCAGTATCACGAAGATAATGGATACGAGGATTTTGAAGATTATCAATAATGGGCGTAAGAACATCTAATCTATGATTATTATTTAAGTTACAATCGTGGTTACCAGTAATAAGTATAACCTCCTTTAACTTAGAACATTCCGTTAAGAACCAACTGATTTCTCTTACCAATTCAGGAGACATTTCGGTTTTAGCATGAGCAATATCTCCTGCTAAATAAATGATAGAATCTTCAATGTTATCACTTTTTACTTTTTCTAAAAATTGATTAAATATCAATCTATACTCACTATGTCTTTTTAGATTACGAATGTGTAAATCCGCTAAGTGATAGATGTGTGTAATTTTTCTCATAGATTATTAATCTTGGTTAGAATCAAATCATCCCAACCTGTTTGTGTTTGTGTTTTAATTAATTCGTTTACTTTTTGAAATCCCATTTCTCCAGCATCTTTATCCGATGGGATTATATTTTTTACTGTAATTCCATTCTTAATAAAATAATCAGCATGTTTAGTAGAATCATCAATGGCATCGGAATCCAATAAAATATTAATTTCCTTAACTCCCTTTTCTCTGATTTTATTTTTTAGTTTATTAAGTAAGAATTTACCTAACATAGGAATTGCATTTCTTTTAACTGAAAATGAATCAAATACACCCTCTACTAATGTTATTGGTTCATTCCAATTAATCATATCTTCAAATACGATAACATCTCTATTAACCGGTGGGTTCTTATATTTCATCTTTTCATCTTCATAAAAAGAACGTGCTACAAAATAGTTAAGTTCACCACTCTCATCATAGGATGGTATAATAATTCTACCACCATATAATCCATCTTCACAATATCCAATGTTGTATTTTACAATATCTTTTGCGGTTATATTTCGATTTCTAAGATATGCTATAGCATGATTATATAATGGATTAAATCCTTTTGGTTTTATATATAATTGCTTGAATTCTTTTGGTAAGAATAGTTTAGGTTCTTCTTCGGTAAATGTGGAATTAGTTTCAACATCACCATAGATATCCTTTAATTTTGATATTGAACGAATATCTACATTAAGTTTACGAAGCAAAGAATTTATCGTTCTACCTTTAGCGTTACAAACCCAGCAATGCCAGTTTTGATTATCTAAGTTAATTTGAAGTTTTTTCTTATGGTGATGACAGAATGGACAGTGATGTGCTTGCTCATTACCCTTAAGGGATGAGCCTACGCCTAAAGCGTCATCTAATATGTTGATTACCACTAACTTCTGCTTTCCACTTAGCATGTATAGAATATTATACCATAAAGATACGAAAAATATCCCAAAATACCAAATTATTTAGTAGTATTTATTGGATATCAATCGCATATAAAATTATCCGTAAATATACGAAAAATATCTGATATATCCTAATTTTAGTGGTTGGAGTTTTTTACATCTCTAAGAAATTGCTCCAATTTGGCAACATCCTTTTTTAACTCATCAGCTGGGATATTATAATCCAATTTGAATTGAAAATCTTTAAGTGAGTTAGCTGCTACTAACAATGCATCTTCTTTTGAGTTTAAGAATGCATGTGAGATTTTGTATTTAGTTCCGATTTGTTCTAAAGTCATAACTTTGGTGTGTTTATGGTGTCCTTTCTAAAAAACTTACCCAATATGTTTTCATTTATTGAGTTTTTATTTGAAAGAACATTATGTTTAAATTGATAATATACTTCTAGATAAGATAGGGCTTTTTTAGAATAGCAAAATTCAATAATTTCTCTTTTGAATTCCGCTTCCTTACCCTCTTTGATTTGTTCTTTTATCCACTCATTCGATGAGTAGTATTTTTCCCAATCGGATGCTTTTCTAACCACTCTCTTTCTAACCTTTCCCTTAAGTGGTTTTAATCTTCTAACTGCTGTTAATGATTTTTTACCAATATAGAATCTATTGGTTGGGATATGTGTTATGACATATACAAATCCAATGGCACCTTCAGGCACCATTTCCTCTGTAACTTCTTTTTCGTTATGTAACCAATTCATTATTTATTTTCTAGGAGTT